TAATGTGTTTCTATACTTCTTATAATCCCCCAAAATTCTCTCTGGACAATTGCAGAAAATTTTTTAGAATTATCCTGGGTGTATGACACTAAAAACTGTCCTTCAAATCTTTTTCTGACCAACAAAGGGAAATGTGAGAAGTTATCGGTAACTATAGCCGAATACCTGACATACATACTATAGGCATCTTCTGCCTTGTTTAATTTCATATTCATATAAAGAACAGCAAATGCTTTAAATATCTCGCCCAATACCCTGCTCACATAATCTGAAGTCTGAGAGATAAGCAGCCCTTTTAAGTCCATCAGTCCCAAATCCGATAATTCCTTTTCACTATATATCAGTTTCCAAAACAACTCATCATCTTTCTTGCTGTTTCCGGCCACTTCAAATTTATAATCATCCAAAAACTTTATAATTGTAATCAAATCTTCTTTCTTATCTTTATACCTGTTAAAAGCCTCAAAAAGTGTACCATAAGTTACAATACCCTTATTTCCCGTCAATACATTTAATGTATTATCCAAATTGCAACGGCCATCTTTAAATACAAGTCCATAAAGTACATTAGTATCTATCACATATTTTTTCATTAACACACCTCATCTTAATTATCAATCTTCTTTTGTCTCACAGTATACTTTAAATCCATGAAATTTACAATCACTCTTCACCGTACATCATCCCCTTCCTGCATCTCCTGCATCGTAAACAACAGCCTCGCCGTTTTCCCGCCCTCCAGCGCCACCTTATGCTTGGAATCCCATGCGGCGCTGTACTGGTAGAATCCCTCTTTCTGAAATGCTGCGCCGTTGCGTGTACACTCCCTGCTTTCAGCAAGCAGCGCAATATCATCCTCTGCTTTCACGGCATCGGGAAAAGACACCCTCTGGCCGCCCACGCCCTGGGCAAGCCGCACCGTCCCCGCCGCCATATCCGATTTCGGGTAGATGTGGATATCCAGAGGAGCGGAGGTCTTCCCCAGGTTAAAGAGGATGACCGTCTCCTCCGAGCGCACCACGCCGTTGAACCATGCGGGAGCCTTTATCCCGCCATCCTCCCGGAGCTTCTGCAGGCAGGTTTCCGTATGAGGGGCATATCCTGCAAGCCCCGGCCCTTCCTGCAGTTGAAGGTCGGTAAACCAGATGCGCCCGGAGCAGTCGGCAATGGTGGGGACCACCGTCACGCTCACGATGCGCATATCCTTCTTTTTATTGACCACCTCCGCAAGCCGGACAAACTCAGCCATCCAGCGTCCACCTCAGTTCCGAGGGATGCCCCACCCATCCCATTGCCACCGGCCCGCCCTGCAGGAGGATGTCCGTGATGTAGAACTCGCCCGTGCAGTCTGTGATACAGACACGGACGGTGACGGATTTCAGCCTCTCGGATGAGAAGTTTTCCGGGGTAATCTTTGCGGTTGTCCTTGAAAAATATGCCATGCTGACCTCCCATCAATACAGGTCGATAAACCTTGACTCCGTGCTGCCGTCCTCATATTCCAGCACGATCTCAATGCCGACCTGCGAATTCCCGCTCAGTTTCTTTAAATTCTCGGATGCGATCTGCGCCGAGATGGTATAGCTGTCACGGTTGGCGGGATACACCGTCTGCGACAGGCTTTTGGTCATGCCCGCCACGCCCTCCGCCTTAAAGGATGCCGTTCCGCTTGCACCGTTTTCCCCGTCCGCCTCAAAGCCGGAGGACACCCAATACGCAAGCCCGTCATCGGCGCGGGAATTCCGAAGGAGGTTAAACGGCACAAGCTCCGCAATGTCCTCGCTGGACACCACGCTGACGCCCTCTAAGGAATCTGCGGCATTGTCCCACTTGCTCGTGGAGCTGCCCAGGTTCTTAAGCACCGTGGAAAGCTCCAGCACCGTGTTCCACGGCTCCTGCAGGTTGTATTCCCTGCGGACGATCCTCGTGGTGACCGAAAGCCCCAGGTCCTTATCCTCCACCCGCACATAATCCCCAAGCTCCCACGCCTCATGCTCATATCCCGTCAGCACAGACAAATCCATGGCGTTCAGCACATAAGAGACGGTCGGCTTACAGTAATCCGCAAGCCTCATGCGGGTAAATTCAAGCATCTGGTAAGGATTGGTGAATGCGGAGCAGTCCAGGGAGGAAACACGGATTTCCTTGGAATAAGTAAAATCCTCCACATAAGGCTTCCCGCCGTTGATGCTGGCAAAGGTCATGCCGTCTGCACCGACGGCATAAAGCCTTGTGACAAGCCCCGTGGTGTCCACCGTCCGTTCAATATCCTTCATGTTCTTTCCGTACATGAACAGCGCGCCGCTGTCCTTCCCGTTTAAAATAAGCAGATGCACCAGCCGGTTCGGGCAGTCAAACACCAGGTCGCCGCCGTGGAGGTCCGCTACATTCCGAAGGATGGAAAGCGCGTTTTTTTCCGTGGAAGTCCATGTGCGTTTCGTGGTGACCGTGATCGTGCCGACTTTCCATTCCGTGCCGGAAAGTGCATAGGCCATAGCCGCATCCGCCGTCTCCGCATCAAAGGCTTTCTCCTCCTTCCGGACGGAATAGGCAAGGTTGTAAAACTCCGCCTCGGCATACACCTCTGTCACGGCGTTGCCGGAGGCGTCCTTGCTGTCCGTGACCGTGCGGATGATGTACACGTCATCCACGATCTGGATTTTTTTCTCGTTGTCGATATACTTCCGCTTGGCATCGGCAAAGGGGATGGAGAAGGAAAGCGTATCCTCGCCGTTGACCTCGCCCGTCACGATGATGCCGTAGGCGTTTTCCAGCACCGCCTCCCATGCGCCGTTTGAGTCCAGCACCACCGGGCGGGCATAGCCGATTTTCTCGTAGGGGGACTTCGGTATGTCATAAATCTGGATGTCCGTCAGTTTCGGCGTCCTTGCCGTGTCATTTGTAGTGAGAGTCACCCGGAAACGGATGTATGTGCGGGCAGGGGACGGCATCTTCCCGTCCGCGCCCACCGCCGCCCAATCGCTCCAGCTAATGAGGTCATTGCTCGTGGAGGTCTCCACAAGGGGAATGTCCGTCACGCCGGGGATGCACTCACTGGAAACGGACACCTTGCCCGCGCCAGAAATGCCATACTCTACGGCACGGGTATAAAGCACGCCGCTTTCCGGGTACGCGCCATTACTTCCTTTTCGCAGCGTCACACACCCCGGCTCTGCCAGGGCATCCACCGGCCCCGCAATATCGCCTCCGTTGGCAAAGGCCGTGGCACGGAAATAATCCGCCAAATCCTCTGCCGTAAGCTGCGAATCGCAGTCTAAAAACCAGTCGTCAAAGCCGCCCGCAAACCAGTAGGAGCCGGCGTGCATCCCCATGATGAGGTCTGCCGTGCAGGAGCGGTTCAGCTCCCCGGTAAAGGGGAGCGCCGCAGAAACCCACACCGCCCCGCTTTCCCGGTCTCCTATGACATACCACGCCTTCTTATTCCCCGGCTCTATCACGCAGGCAATGAAATACCACCCGTTGTTCACAAAGGAAAAAGGCGGCGTCACCGACTCATCCAGTATCAGGGAGCCTGCGGAATTATACAGCATGATCCTCGGCTTTCCCCGGATGAGGGAAAGGTAGAAAATCGGCTGCCCCGGCCCCTGCCTGGTGTTAAAAATCGGGCAGTAGGTATTTCCGATGGAATAGGTGGTAGGGTTCATCCAGCCGCCCACAATGATCCGTTCCCCAAGGCTCTGGAAAACGGAGCCGTCATTCGTCACTTTCAGATAGGTTTTCTCCGAAGTGGGGTTCGTGATGTTCATGCGGAAATGCCGCCCCTTCTGCCCGCCCCGGAAGCCGGCGCTCGTTCCCGACCAGCCGGAAACAAACATCTTCCTGCCTTTCCCGGAGGAATCGGCGAGCATGGTATCCGCATCCGGGGCATTCTCATTGAACCGCCATAGTCCGTCCTTTGCATACTCAGCAGGGAACTCCCCCGTGAAATCCGTCTGTGTATTTAAAACTGCCTGCAATCCCATAAAAAATCACCTCCAGCGGCTCTTTGCCTGTATTTCAAGTTCCGTGAACGCGGCATTCGATGCCGCCACCTCTACCGTGTTCAGCCCCGCCCCAAGCGTGGGGAAGTTCAGCTCGCCGATATACGGCAGGGCGTTGCGGAGCGTGTTCCCCTCCGCGTCCTCCACCCATGCCGTCATTTTCGCCGTATCAATTACCAGCGTTTCCCCTTCCGAAAGCGTGGCGTTTGCTATTTTCAGCTCCGCCCCGTTTGTAGAAATGCTGATATGCCTTCCCGCCCCGGATGCCAGGACGCCTTTCAGCCGGTACACGGGATTGGAGTATAAGTTTCCAAGCCTCCGCCTCACCGTGTGGTTTCCTGCTTCCGTGATGGTAAAGACCTCATCCTCCGCAGCGTAGCCGAAGGGGTCAGGGCAGAAAAAAGCGAGGTCGAAGGTCGCCGCAAGCCGCACCACCCGCTCAAAGGTTACGCCCTCCTGAAGCCTTGCGTAATACACCCGCCCCGGTTCCGTGTCAAGCATAAGCGCACATACGCCTTTGTCCGGACTCAGCCAGCTTACGATTTCATCCTTGCACTCAAGCAGCTCCGCCGCCGTCCGCTTTGGAGGGATGAAGCAGGATATCTCTATCACCCGCTCGGAAAGGGACGCGCCCAGGTCAATGAGGCCGTCCCTGCCCGCCATGGAAATGGTGCGGTTTTTCAGCTCCGGCACCCGGTTCTCCGTTGTCATGCGGCTTGCGATACCCATGCTTTTTGATGTGATGCCGTCAAAAGAAAATCCCATCTGTCCGCCCCCTTCCTACGAATAGCCGTTTGCCCGCCGCCCCTGCTGGAGCTGCCGGTAAAGCTGCTGTGAGATTTTGCGGATGTCCTCCTCGCTCCTCACGTTCATTTCCTTCACTTCAATCAACGGACCATTTATGGAGCTTCCCTGCGACGCTCCGTCCCCGCCGTTTCCTGATACGGAAATTTCCTGCAAGGATGCAGAAGGGTTCAGGACCATATCTGCCGCCACGCCGTCCATTGCCTTTGCCACCATGCTCTTACTGTCCTCAATGCCTTTTGCCAGCCCCTTCATGAAGTCCGGCATCCAGCTCTCGTAATCGGTCAGCGGCCCTTCGTCCGGCACGGAGAAGTGCAGGAAGGACTTGATCTTGTTCGCCACGCTGCTCACAGCGTCACCCACAGCTCCGATACAGCTTTTGATGCCGTTCACGATGCCCATGATCATGTCCTTGCCCCACTGCAGGGCTTTTGACGGCAGGCTCGTTATGAAGGAAATCGCCTGGTTGAATCCTTCCTTGATGGAGGACACAATTTTTCCCATGGTCCCCTTAATGCCGCTCCAGATGTTATTGAACACTGTGGTGACCGTACTTTTAATGCTGTTCACGACACTCGTAACCACGGATTTGATGCTGTTCCACACCGTGGAAATGGTGGACTTGATGCCGTTTACCACTGTCGTGACCGCAGTCTTTATTGCATTCCATACCGTGGTTATTACCGTCTTTATCGCATTCAGCACCGTAGTGACTGTATTTTTGATGGCGTTCCATGCCGTGGTGATAAAAGTCTGGATTGCCGTCACCACCGTGGTGACCACGGTCTTTATCCCGTTCCAAATGGTTGTGAATACCGTCTTTATCGCATTTAAGACCGTAGTGATAATGGTCTTGTAAATATTGAAATAAGTGGTGATGATGGTTTTAATCACTTCCACCACTGTGCTGAATATCGTTTTTATCCCTTCCCACAGCCCGGAAAAGAAATCCTTTATCCCGTTCCAAACAGCCTGCGCTGTGGACGAGATGGCCTCCCATGCCGCCGCAAAGAAGTTTTTGATTGCCTCCCATACGGCAATGGCGACTTCTTTCACATTCTCCCAAAGGTTAATCCAGAACTGCCGGAAATCCTCATTCGTGTTCCACAGATAAATAAAGGCCGCCACCAGTGCCGTGATTGCCGCTATGATTAAGAAGATGGGGTTCGCCAGCATGGTGGTGTTTAAGGCAGCAAAGGCAGTCTTTACGGTATTGATGACGCCTGCCACTTTCGGGACAATCGTCATGATTGTGCCGACCGCAGACACCACTTTCCCAACGACAATCAGCACCGGCCCCAAAGCCGCCGCCAATAGTGCGACCGTGGTTATGACTTTCTTCGTCCCCTCGTCCATGCCGTTCAGCCAGTCTACGAACTGCTGCACCCACCCCACAATCATTTTGATGGCGGGCATCAAAAGCTCCCCAAAAGAAATAGCCAGCCCCTCTAAGGCTGACTTTAAAATAGTGATCTGCCCCTGCAGGTTGTCAAGCTGTGTGTCCGCCATCTGCTGCGCCGCGCCGCCGCTGTCGATGATGGACTGCTGCAGGTCATCCCAGGTAGTCCCTGTATTGGCAAGCAGGGCGTTCACGGAGGACAGGTCGGTCTTGTTGAAAATCTGCCCGATGATATTGGACTTCTCCGCCGCCGTCATGCCGTCCATGCTCATGTTCAGGTCACCCAGGATGTCGTTTAAGGAGCGCATATTCCCCTCGGAATCGTAAACATCCAGGCCAAGCTGCTCCATACAGGCAGCCGCCTTGTCGGTGGGGTTCTGCAGGGAAAGGATGACGTTCCTTAAGTGTGTACCGCCCTCCGCGCCCTTGATGCCGTTGTTGGCGAGGATGCCGAGGGCCGTGTTCAGCTCCGCCGTGCCGCCTTTCACGGTCTTGGCAGTCGCACCGATGGTGAGGATGCCCTCGCCAAGCTGCGCCACAGATGTGTTGGTGGTGGAGGCGGTCTTCGCCATCTGGTCAACCATCGTCCCCGCCTCATCCACGCCCATGCCCAGGGCGGACATGGCGTCCGTCACCATGTCCGATGCCGCTGCAAGGTCGATGCCGCCGGCCGCCGCAAGGTTTAAGACAGTGGGCAGCGTGTCGCACATCTGCTGCGTGTCGTACCCGGCAAGGGCGAGGTAGTTCAAAGCCTCCGCACACTCGCTTGCGGAGAATGCTGTCTCGCTGCCCATCTTCTTTGCCAGTGCGGAAAGCGTATCCATCGTGTTGACGCTCTCGCCGTTGACCGTGGACATGGCATCCTTCGTGATTCCCATCGTTGCCTGCACCTGCGACATGGAGCTTTCAAAGTTTGCCGCCGTGCTGACCGCCGCCGTGCCGAGGGCAGTCACGCCTGCCGTGACGGGGAGCAGCTTCTGCCCGGCGGAGGAAATGTTATCCCCGACAGTCTTCAGCTTTTCACCCGTGGCGGCGATTTTCTGTAATGCCACAGCGGACTGCCCTGCCTGCCGCTCCAGGTCACGCAGATTGTTTTCCGTTTCGATGATCTCCCTCTGGAGGGCATCGTACTGGTCCTGTGAGATTTCCCCATTGGCAAGGGCCGTGTTTGCCTGCTCTGCGGCGGTCTTTAGGGTCTCCAGCTTTTCCTTCGTCCCCGCCACTGCCTCGCCCAAAAGCCGGTGCTTCTGTGCCAGCAGCTCCGTGTTGCCGGGGTCCAATTTTAAGAGCTTCTCCACATCCCGCAACTGTCCCTGCGTATCCCGGATGGAGGAATTGACTCCCTTTAATGCGGTCTGTAGTTTGGTGGTATCCCCGCCGATCTCAACAGTGATACCCTTGATTCTGTTCGCCACGGCGGACACCCCTTCCTGTTAAAATGCCAAAATAAACCCAGGGGGACGCCGCCTAAAAGCGGTCAAAATCCTCCTGGGTAGCGATTTCCTTATAGCCCTTGTATTCGTCATTCCTGCTCTCTGCGAACATATCGTTGACCATCCCGATGGTAAGCAGGTCAAGGTCGCGGATGGAAAGCCCAAGCTGTACGCACCGGAGCAGGAACAGCGGCGTTGTCATTTCCCGGTCAGTCGGGCGAAGTTTTTTTTAGACTGGACATCCGTCTGCACGTTCAGCCCCCAAAGCTGTATCAGCTTGGGCAGCACCTGGTAGATGGAGAAGGTGTTGAATTCATCCAGCCATTCCTCCGGGCTGTCCGGGATTTTGGGGTCTGCGTGTTTCGCCATCACATAGGCGATGTTCTCGAACATCTCCAACGAAAACAAATCTAAGTTGGAACTCTCCTCGTCCCCGTCACCGATGGATTTCTCCAAGGAACGCAGGTCTTTATAAATATCCCGGTGGAACTTCATCCGGTAAATACGCGGGATAGCCGCGGACGCCTTGAAAGGCACCTGCTTCCCGTCAATCTCGATATTCTGTTTCATGCTCATAGGTTATCCCTCCCCTTCTGTATCAGTCGTGCCGCCATTTTCTGTATCACCGCCGGAAGTGCCTCCTGATGCCGCATCCGGCAGGTACACGCTCTTGTACCAGTTCTGGTAGACCTCGTCCGTGGTGCTGTCCCCGGTCTTTGCCTTTACATAGCCGCTCGCCAGCGGAGCCGCCGTGATGGACAGCGTCTCGGTCTGCACCTCGATCTCCTCCTCGTTGGTCTGGGACTCAATGGTCGGCCGCGCCGCCGAGCAGTTGTACAGCACATGGCGGATTTTGCGCACATCGCCGTCAAACTCGAACAGCAGGGCAAAGTTTTCCGTCTCCGCGTTGGCGTTCTCTAAAAGCACCTTATTCTCATCCAGGGCCTCCTTCAGCACGTCGGTGCGGAAGCTCTCCGGCACCATGGCAAGCTCCAGATCCCCCTCGTAGCCCATGTTGTTGCTGACGGTATAATAAGCGTACCCGTCTGCATAAAAATTGCTCGGCTCGCCGTTGGGGTCCAGGGAAAGGGAAACGGCACCGGGCATCGCAACAGGCGTGCCAAAGGACACCACCCCGTCCGTTTCCAGCGTCAGCAGTGCATAATGCACGTTGCAGATGTTGAATTTCACTTTATTCTTCTTCGGCATCGTAAACCACCTCCATGTCAAACTGGTAGAGGACCTTGTACAGCTTCTCGCTGGCAATCCAGACCTCCGACTTGTTGTAGAAGATGCGCCGCTTATCCAGCGCGTCCTCCAGTTTCTTCTCCACCGACGGGTCCTTGGTGTCGGTGTACAGCTCTATCTTCACGCCGCTCGCCTTGAAGTACACCATGCCGTCAGCGGCGAAATTGTCGCTCTGCGGCAGGAGGTAGCAGACAAACGGCGGCTCCGGCGATTCACCCTCCGCAAAATGGTCATAGGCGAAGGGGATGCCGGTTTCTTTTAAAAGTGCCAGTAATGTTTTCAAACCCTATCCCTCCAATGCTTTCTGTATCTCTTTTTCAAGCTGCCGGGTGCCGGCCTGCTCCGCCGCTGCGATATGCGGCTTTGCCGGGACGCGCCCGCCGCCCCTCTTGGCGTGGCCGTGTTCCAGAAGGTGCGTCAGTTGGTAGCGGTTCCTGGAATGCACCGTCACTTCCAGCGAATTGGACGTTTCCTTCGTGGTCTTCACCGCCCATGACTTTGCATACTTCCCGGTGTCCTTCGGCGCGTTGGCTTCGATATCCTTCCGCACCGCTGTCCCGGCTTTCTTCACCGCTTTTTTCACATCCTCCGTGGCAAGGTCCGCATATTCGGTCAGCCCCTTCATGATCTCCTCCGCCATCCGGTCGATAGATACGCCGCTCGCCATCCTCACCGCCTCGCTTTCCTGCATTTGAATTTGATGCATTTCTTTTTATAATTCATGTGGTCGATGGCGAGGATGTCGTACAGCTCCCCGCCAAAAACCACCCGGTACCCCGTGGAATCAACCGCGGACGCTTTCCTGCACCAGCGGACAGTAAACGAAACCTCCGATTCATCCGCCACGGTTCCGGCCACATCTGTCTCACTGGTCTGCTTCCCGGCCTCACCGCTTACTGTAGCATGGCAGGAATAATAATCTGCCCATGTGTTTTTGTGGTTGCCGATGCTGTCCACCTCCACGGCATTCTTCTGAAAGGTGATGCGGACATTCAAAAGGGAAACCTCCATCAGAACGCCTCCTTCCGGCTGCCGGAAAGAAGCGCACGGAGCGTCAGCATCATGGCATGGTGGTCGGCATCCTCCCGGTGTTCATACAGATAGGCGGCCGTATACTGTACTGCTATCTCTGCATTTTCCACTGCGTAAAATTCCTGCGTGTCATCCATCCTCGCCACATCCATGCAGATTTTTTCCGATGCCCTGACCATGCTTTCAATCAGGACATCATCATCGTCATAATCCACACGGAGGTAGTTCTTCATTTCTTCCAGCGTCACCACCATGCCTGCCGCCCCCCTTCCCTTAAAATTTCAATAACTGTCTCCCTTTTTATGAACCGGAGGCTGCTTTCTGTGCCAGCACCTTCACTGCCTCCGGCAGCACCAGCTTGCCGTCCACACGCTGTGAAGCAAGGAAGCCCACCTGCCCCGTTGCCGCAAACAGCTCGTTCAGGCGCTTGAAGCTGCGCCCCTGTCTGTCGGCAATCCAGTAATAGGAGAAGTCACCGAAAGCGATGGTCTTTGCCCCTGCGGCGATTTCCGGCATATAGGTGGAAGTCCTGACCGGCCGGCCGAGGATCATGTCGGGTGCGCCCGCCGTGATGCCCGGCTGCCACAGGTACTGCCCGTTGCCGTCCTTCAGCTTGCGGATTGCCTTGACCGTGGAATCGTTCAGCGTCCACACGGCATTCCTGCGGTACGGGGATCTCAGGCTGTAATAAAGGTCGATCAGCTCATCGGCAGTGACCGCCGTAGCGGATGCCGCAGTGATGCCGGTCTCTGCGCCGCCCGTGGCCGCAAGGATGCCCAGCGGCTTCCCGGTGCCGTTCCCCGTAAAGAACGCCTCCTCTTCCCTGGAGCCGATACGGCGGGCAAATTCCCTGGTAATATAGGACTGCAGGTCAAAGACGCTGTCATTTAACAATTCCTCGGAGACCTTGATCATGGTGCCCAGCTTGTAAGCGCCGATGGAAACCTGCCCGAAGGAGTCATCGCTTTCCGGATATGCCCCCTCCTCATCCATCGACGATGCCGTACCCTTGGTTGCCACTACGGGAATCTTGCGG